CTTTGCGGGCCGAATCTCAAAAGAAGAGGAGGGAAATATGAGGTCGCACTGCGCGGTCGCGTTCTGGCTCGGGGTATTCATCGCGATGGTTCCCCTCGGGATCGTGCAAGATCAAGATCTTGGCGAAAGATGGAGGAGAAAATAAATGCGGCTGACGTCCAAGGAACAGGCTGAGGCATTCGTTTTCTTTATGCTTAACGAGAAGAATCGTCACCAAGATGATATAGACCAAATAGAGAAGACGGTCGAAAGAGTATGTATATCCTATAACATCAAACGACCATATCTTGACCCAAAGGAGAAATATTGGGTCGTGGTGGATGACGCAGAGGTCGCCCGGGGCGCGGTCTTGGCGGGCGTAGAAATTCATGACGATGACGGATGCACGGATTAATACTTGACAGCGCAAACGCCTGTATGGTACGCTCGCATGAGCGAAGTGCAGCGCCGGTAAGGCGCAACACGACATCGTGAGCGCTTCGCCCGAAGCGGACAAATCTATTTAAAATTTACGGAGCAACATGCGGAACATTAGAACCGGTGATGTATGGAGAATGAACGACCATGAAATCATGTGCGGGGACGCAAGAAGCGAGTCCGATGTTAATATTCTTATGAATGATGAAATGGCGGATCTCATCTTCACAGATCCTCCATACGGAATCCCTCGGCCCAAGGGAACCGGTCCGGATGGCGGAATCAAAGGCATGATTAATAACTTTACGGGTGCGGAACTCTTGGAGTTCCATCGGACATGGATTCCGATTGCGTTTCAGTTCTTGAAAGATAACGGGTCTTGTTATATATGGGGGGCGGACGAACCATTAATGGATATTTATTCAGATATTATCCGACCATGGCAGGACGAAGGGTATGTGTCGTTCCGGAATCTTATTACATGGGACAAGGGGTCGGGGATGGGTATGCGAACGGCCGTCGGTAGGAAGTACGCAATGATTGATGAGAAGTGCATGTTTGTGTGGAAGGGAAAGGCTACTAAATCCGCAGATCGAAATGCGCACTACTTCGATAACGCAAGGGAATCCATGGGAAGCGTGTGGCGGTTTAACAGGGCCGGCGAGAAGGAAAGGGCGATGGCCGGTGGACACACGACGCTCAAGCCCATAGAATTGTGTAAAAGAGGCATTCTCACATCGTCTCGGGAAGACGAACTGGTAATAGATTTGTTCGGGGGAAGTGGCAGTACGCTTATCGCGTGCGAACTTACGAATAGACGGTGCCGAATGATGGAGATAGAGCCAACATATGTGGAAGTAGCTATCTCTCGGTGGGAGAGCATTGCGAAGGGGGAGGCAATATTAGTAGCGGAGAAATAGGAGGCGAATATGGCGGAAGTGTTGGTAGGAATGAGAGCGATGGATGTTATTACGGGGTTTGAGGGAATCGTTGTTGGTATTACGAAGTGGCTTACCGGAGGGGCTACCGTAGGAATTCAGCCGATGTCGCGGGCGGATGGAATCAAGCGGAGTATCGAGTGGTTCAATGTGAATAGAATACAGATTACGGGACCCGGTGTTACGGTGGATTTCGGAATAGCGTCGAACTTAAACCCGGGAGAGATTCCCGAGAAGGGAGAATGAGGTATGCCGCATCCGGAGCTAAAAACATGTGTTCACGATTCCAATTCGAGGGAGTGGATATGCGGGGTTTGTTTCGTGAAGTGGGAGGAGTGGCATCTGGATGTTGATAAACACAACGAGATGGTTCGAATACAGGACCCCGCGTCGGTTGCGGGCTTGGGGGGCGAGGATATAACTTAGGAGTGATTGTCTTTCTGTGCTTGATCGTCTGTGCGGTCTATGGAGAGTGGCGCGTTGCATAGGTTTGTCTCCATGTTGTTCACAACACCCCATATAAGAGAATACTTGACTGGTGGTATGGTGGCATGGCTTACTCCTGCGTAACACGTGTGGTAGGAGCAATAACGTGGGTGCGGGTAACAGTGGCAGTGGTGGGGTAGGCAAAAAGGTAAAGAATCGCTCAAATCGCGCCTCGCCAAACAAATGGCCAAACAATGACGCTCTGAAGGCCATTATCTTCAGGAATTCCGGTGTAACTTCTAAAGTAGCAGACGCAGTTAAGATGGATATTCGTACCATTCAGTTACGAATTAAGAGGGATGATACTTTTCGTCAGTGGTTTGAGGAAGCGCGCGAGAGAATGGTCGATATGGCGGAGAGTGTTATATTCAAGGCGCTTAAGAAGAACAACATGACTGCCGCCATCTTTACTCTGAAATGCCACGCCAAGCAGCGCGGGTGGGTCGAGCGACACGAGATCACTGGTGCGGATGGTAGGGGGTTGTTTGATCCCCTAATTGCTGCACGGAGAATGTCTGATGGGGTGCGGGTTGCCATCGCGGACCCGGAAACGCGAAAGCGGCTCGTGGACGCACACGCGCTCGTGGAGTCTAATATGGGGGGCAATGAAGTAAAGACGGATGAAGAGGTCTTGAACTGAACGGGCCGGGAATTTCCCTTACCCCTATTTCGGGGGGCGTCCGAGAGGTGCAGGAAGTCTCTCGCGCATTGCACCCCGATGTTGCGCTGTTGGCGGGGGTGGCTCGCAGTACGCCGCTTGGGCTGCTTTCCTTTATTCTTGGTGACCGATATATTTCTACGAAATTTTTACGATATCTGAATATTCTTCTCCTTGAGTGCGCGGCGGGCGTTGAGAAGCGTTTGCTTATTTCCGTACCTCCACGTCATGGTAAGTCGGCCCTTTGTTCTCACGCGTTCCCCGCGTGGTATCTCGGTATTCACCCCGACAACCGAGTCCTTCTTGGGTCATACGAAGCCGATTTTGCTGCGTCGTGGGGGCGTAAATGTCGAGATACGATTCACGATTACGGCCCTCCGTTGTTTGGGGTGAAATTGCGGCAGGATACGTTTGCGGGGAATCGGTGGAATATCGAGAAGCACATAGGGGGGATGGACACGGCGGGTGTTGGCGGGGCGTTTATGGGGAAGGGCGGAAACCTTATTATTATTGACGACCCGGTGAAGAACGCACAGGAGGCGATGTCTCAAGTAATGCGCGATGCTACGTGGATGTGGTTCGAGTCTACAGTGCTGACGCGGTTAGAACCGAACGGTTCAATAATCATTGTTATGCAGAGGTGGCACCAGGATGATTTGATTGGTAGAATTTTACGAGAAATGCCGGACGCCGGGTGGAGGGAGGTGCGCTTCCCGGCAATTGCTGAGGAGGAGGACGTTCTCGGACGTGCTCCTGGGGAGGCCTTGTTCCCCGAACGTTTCCCGGCGGACCGGCTTCTCGAGGTAAAGCAGACGAAGTCATCTTATTGGTGGTCGTCCCAATACCAGCAGAGGCCGTCTCCACCGTCCGGGGCTGTTTTCCTACGGGAAAATTGGAGGTACTATGATCGTCTTCCCGAGATGGTGGAACTCCTGTTCCAGTCGTGGGATATGGCGTTCAAAGGTATGGCAGATAGTAACCCGGTTGCCGGGCAGGTGTGGGCAAAGGCGGGGCCGGATTACTATCTCGTCGACCGCGTGAACCGCAAGATGGGGTTCACCGATTCACTCCAGGCAGTTAGGGACATGAAAAAGAATCATCCGAGATCACGAGCAATCCTCGTCGAGGATAAGGCGAACGGTCCTGCGGTGATCGACGTGCTACGGAGGGAAATACCGGGTGTGATACCGATCACCCCAGAAGGCGGGAAGATTGTACGTGCGCACGCGGTGGAGCCGACACAGCGTGCCGGGAATGTTTTCCTGCCAGAAAAAGAACGCCACCCTTGGGTCAAGGAGTTCGTCGAGCAGTGTGCAGAATTCCCCGGCGGGGTTGAAGACGACGACGTGGACGCATTCACGCAAGCAATCAATTGGGCGGAAAGCCGACCCTCTCCGGGCGCTTTCGTCGTGGGGTAAATGGATGGAGCAACGGTGGGTCGATAGATTGGCAGACAGGTTCGGGTTCGTCCCTTCCGAGAAGGTCGCTGCTGCCGTGCGCGAGGCAGACGAGAAAGCCGGCAATGTCTTGAGGGAAGTCGAGGCGAAGGCCGTGCAGAGCACGCAGGAGGCCGCGGCGAAGGTCATGGCACTCATCGCCTCTGCCTCGTCCTCCGGGTTCGGATCATCGATCACCTCGCCGGATCGGACCTACTCGCAGCTCGTCGATGCGTATGCCTCTTGGGTCTACACGGCCATCGACAAGATCGCGAGCACCGTCCCGACGCTCAAGCTCAAGCTCATGGTGTACCGGGCCAGCGGCTCCCGGGCGAAGGTCATCCTCCCCCACTCTCTGCGTGCGGAGCTGAAAGGGTTGCGCACCGAGCGCGCACGAGATATGCTCGTGCGGGAGAAGGGGTTGCGGAAGGAAGAGATACTCGACCATCCCTGGATCGACCTCAACCAGCGGCCCAACCCGGTGAGCACGCGGTTCACGTTCTGGTACGATACCATCGCGCGGCTGGAGCTTCTCGGCTCCTGCGGGTGGTACCTACCCGTGAACCGCCTGGGCTTGCCAGGAGAGGTGTGGACGCTGCCGCTCACGAAGAGCGCGTCGCTCACGCCGATTGTCGACGGGTTCGCGAGGATCCAGGGTTGGAAGTACCGCGACGGGCAGGTGAACGAGACGATCCCGCCGGAAGAGTTGCTGTTCATTCGGTATCCGCACCCTGGTTCTCCGTTCAAGGGCATGAGCCCGCTCCTCGCGCAGACCTATCCCTACGACATTGACCTGTATATGATGCAGCGCCAGAAGGCGCTCTTCGAGAACCAGGCCATCCCCGGGTTGAACCTACACACAGATCAGCAGCTCCAGCCGGACCAGGCGAAGGAACTGATGGAGTTCCTCGACATGCAGTTCACCGGCGTGAAGAAGTCCGGCAAGAATCTGGTCACGCACAGCGGGCTTAAGGCGAGCCAGCTCTCCGTCACGAACCGGGACGCGATGGTCGGCGAGGTGGCACGTCAGTCGCGGGAGAAGATCCTGACGGGGTACAGCCTGAACGAGGGCATCATCGGGCTGGTGCGGGACGTGAACCGGGCGAACATGGAGGGGCTCACTGAGATGTTTGTTCGTGGGTGCCTCCTGCCGAAGACGATGCTGATCGAGGAGTACATCGAGACGTTCCTGCTGCCGCGATATGACGAAGGGCTATCGTGCGACTTTGAGCTACCAGACCTCGAGGACAAGGAGTTCGAGCGGCAGGCGATGGAGACGCGACTCAAGGGGTGGGTCACCGTCATCAACGAGGAGCGGGAGAAGCTGGGGTTGGAACCGAAGCCGTGGGGCAACCGGCCGTGGGCCGCGTCGGGAGTCGCGCCGCTGGGCGAGGGGATGACCACGCCGGCCAAGGCGCAAGGGAAGAGGCATCGCGGGAACGGTGAGTGGGACGATGGCGACGACAAGGAGGAGGACATGACCGGTTGGAGCGATCCTCTGACAAGCGAAGACGACTCTGGAGCGCCTTCGTCAAGCGACAGTCGAAGTGGGAACGAACGCACGCAGTCCGCGGGCGAACGTACTTCCGAGACCTGAGGGACCGAGTGATATCTGCGCTGCTTCGATCAGGCAAGGAGGTGGAGGGAAGGTTGGCGGGGAACTCACACCGCAAGGTAGCCGCGCTGCTGGCCGGTGGCGGGATGACGAAGGCGATCAACCCACCGAAGAAGGGAGAGGCGAAGAGGTTGCGCACCTTGTTCGAGGAGCTCGCGGAATCCGTCCTGGTCGACGGTGCCGAGGAAGCCTTGTCTTCCCTCGGGGTGGGCGTGACGTTCGACCCGAGGGACAAGCGGGTGCAGGCGTGGCTCGGCGATCGGCTCGACCTCTTCTCGGAGGAGGTGTCGGGCACGTCCTTCGAGGCCATCGACCGGGTTCTACGCGCCGGGTTTGCCGAGGGGCAGTCCTTGCCGGTGATCGCCGACGAGCTGCGCACCATGTTCGCGGCGTGGGACAAGTACCGGGCGCCGCTGATCGCCAGGACCGAGACGGTCTCCGCGCTCAACAGGGGATCGCTGGAGGGGGTGCGACAGAGCGGGGTCGCCGACGAACTGAAGAAGGGGTGGCTGACGGCGGGCGACGAGCAGGTTCGGGACACGCACGTCGCCGCGGGGGTGGCATACGGCAAGAGCCCTATCCCGGTAGACGATGACTTCCGCGTCGGGGCAGACTCGATGCCGCACCCTGGCGGGGGATCGCTGGCGGAAGAGAACATCAACTGTCGATGCGCGGTATCTTACGTTCGCAAGAAGAAAAGTTGACCCGGAGGAAGAGACAATGGGACAGATGATCTACAAAATTTTCGACGCGGTGGTCAAGTCGATCGACGAGGAATTACTTATCGTCGAGCACTTCATCTCGACAGAGAAACCGGATCGTCCGTACGGAGACATCGTGCGGGCGAAGGGGATGCAGGTCAAGGGTAAGCCCGTCGTCTTGCTCGGGCACGGCTGGGATACGATGGGTCGCGAGCCGATCGCCAAGCCGCTCGGGTTCGACAAGAAGGCGGAGTACAAGGGCGTCCCCGGGATCATCGCGAAGACGCAGTTCTTCGACGACGACGTCGGACGCAGGCTCTTCCGCAAGACGACCGAGGGGTTCATGCCGAACTGGAGCATCGGGTTCATACCGATCCAGATGCGACCCATCGTGGACGAGAGCGGGAAAGAAACGCGCGGCAGAGAGATCGTGACGTGGGAGCTCCTGGAGTACAGCCTGGTCGCCGTGCCCGCTCAACCCGATGCCCAGACGATCCCGGGTCGGAAGAAGGAGGGCGTGAGCGAGATCCGGTTCAAGGTGTTCGACCCGGCGGCGACCGAGGGCGTCACGCTCTGTCCGACCTGTGGCGAGAAGGAGATCCGGATAAACGTAGACTCGGAGCACGGAGTCGGGGTGGCGCAGGAGTGCGAGGAGTGTGCGGCGGCGACCCCTGCTCCAGTCGCCGAGAAGGAGGAGGCCGCGATCACACTGAATCTGGACGGGCTGGCGGAGCAAGTGGAAAAGATGGTCGCGTCGGTCGAGAGATTACAGTGCGCGTTCGAAAAACTGTCCAAGGGCCACGTGGACCTCGACAAGATGATCAAGGAGTTCGTGGAGAAACAAGGTATCGCCGAGAGGGAGGCCGAACCTGCCGCCTCCACGAACGAAGGCGAGAAGACCAACCCGCAGGAACGCGAACCAGGACCGGACGTGATTCAGGGCGAAGAGGCCATCAAGCTCGTCGCGAGCGTAGCGAAGAGGGCGATGGAGGAGCGCGTCCGCAGCGAGATCAACAGGATGAGAGGCAAGGTCAACTAACGGAGGAAAGAAGATGGCGGTACCAGCAGCAACGGAAACGAAGCAAGTGGTTCAGATGACACCCGAACAGCTCACCGCCACGGTCCTCGAAGTGGTCAAGGGGATGTCTATCCCCGAGGTCGTGGCGATGCGCGAGGAGATGAAGGCGATCGAGAAGCGGGCGCTGTTCCCGGGCGAGGACGAGAAGTCCGGGCTAATGGAGACGTGCGGCAAGTCGATCATCGACACGTCGATGT